TTTAATTAATACTTATTTAAAATAGTAAAAGGAAAAAGGGGATAGGGTATCCAAAGTTTTGAAAACCAATGGGGGTTTTAAGCATATAGTATCCCTCCCTCACAAAAAAAATAAAAATTTTTTATATCTTTGTAAAAACTTAAACCTTACGTTATGACACAAGAAGATCAAAATCTACAAAGCTTATTCGCAAATTTAAATCAAGTATCCCGAAATACTATGATAAGAGAGAAGTCTGGAGGAGGTACAGGCGGTGGTTCTGATATAGCAGAAGGGTCTATGGATCCAAATACATTAATGACAGGTAATCCATATATTGCTAAGAATGTTGTTGAGTTTAATCAAGGAGGAATGGTAGGGGCATCAGGTGCACCAACAATGAATAATCCTTATCTTGAAAAGATGAATCAATTAGTAGGCTTACAGCAAATGGTGAATGTAGGAAAAGGTTTAGCAAATAACGTCTTACAACAAGAAGCTATGATGTCTGCACCTAAAGCGGCATACGGTATGAAAAGAAAATATGATCAAGGAGGATTAACACCATATGGATCATTTGGAGATATGATAAATCAAGTTACTAGCAATCCAAAGAATTATTTACACAATAAGAATATAGAAGTTTATAATCCTGCTACAGGAGGGTCAAGAGAGACCGCTAAGTCCCTTGATCAATATTATAATCCTACAATGCAAGATCAATATACTCCAACTCCAATGGCAAACAAAGGCATGAAAATGAAAAAAAGATACACTAACGGGGGTAGATTCTAATGGATGAAATAGGACTAAACGAACTATTACAATTAATTATAAAGGAAAAGGGCGGTACACCTAAGCAGTATAACAAGCTGATGGATTATATTGCTTATCACGAAACAGGTCCTAGTCAAAGAATGAGTACTTCAGCTAAACAAGAGGGTGGAGGGCCAGGAAGAGGTTTGTTTCAGTTTGAGACAGGAGATAAAAAAGGTGGTAATATTGCAGTTAATCGTACATATAACTATTTAACAAGAAACAATCTTTCAGTTCCTAAATGGCTAAACAAAATATGGGAAGGAAAAAAGAGTACAGACGTAAGTACTTTAAATGCTGATCAACAAAAGATGTTATTCTTAGGCTATCATAGAGAGCACCCTACATCTAACTTTAATAATATTTGGTCTGGTAAACAAACTGTAGATAATTTTTGGCTAAACAATCATTGGGCTGGAGACGCAAGTGAATCAGCAACTAAATTAGATTTATTTAAAAAGAGTATGTTAGCTAAGGACTCCACTGATGCATTAAAGATTAGAAAAGCTGAGTTATTTGGTAAAGATGACAAAGTCCCTTTTCAATCAGCTCAAAATGATCCTTTTAAATTACCTAGCGAATCTGATATATTAAAAAGTATATTTGGACAACAAACATCATCATTAATAAAACAATGAGAGAATTAAACAGAGAGGATGGCAAGGTGTATACAATAGATGATTTCTATTTTCTAGAAAAGCATTATATGGATTTAGGCGACTTAATAAAAGACGAGAAATGGATTGTTAGAAGATCTAAAGAAAATGGGTTTAGAGTTGTAAAATCTAACTGGTATATGCAAGATAATCCAGACTTTACAATTGAGAGTGTTATTTATGGTAAAACTCCCAACCATACTAGTCCTATACGATATATGTTTAAATTACAATTAGAATATACTAAATAATGTATTTATTAAAACTCAACAGGAAAGGCGATATTTATAAGGATGATGACGGATGTACTGGCGTACCAGAATTTCTTACACTCATTAAGAAAGAAAAATTCGGGCCTACGGCCCTCAAATGGGTTGCCCTAGTCTGCGACTATGAAAGCCCATATAGACATTACAGTGAAAATGAGAGAGTTAAGGCTGTTTCTAAAGACTTATATGATACTTATACTTGGAAAGGAGCTAAAGACGCGTCTATAAAAGCAGCTTGTAAGAAATATACAGAACTACAATTTGATCCTTTAGATGAACAGCTTATAGCATTTAACAATAAAATTAATCAGTTTACAGCTCTTATTGACGGAATGCATTTAGATGAAGAGAATGCTGAGTTATTACAAAAGCTAATGATAGGGGTTGAAAAGATACTTAAGACTAGACAGTCTTTATTAGATGCTATAGACAGAAGAGGGGAAAGACAAAAGATAGCTGGAGATAAAGGATTGTCATTTTTAGAAAGAAGAAAAGAAATAAAAGAACTGTAATGGCTAGAAGCAAAAGAGAAACAAAACATGATGTCAAATATCTTTACGCAAGATATATTAAGTTTTATAATAAAGCAGATATGGATAAGGCTGCTGAGTATCACGACTTAGCTATGAAGCTACATGGTGTAGATTTAGCGCAAAGATATCACATGAAGATAGAAAAGAGGGATCAGTCTAAAGGAACTTTTGGATTAGGTAAGACTAAACGATTAAGATATGGGTAAGATAAAGTTTGATCCACAAAGATATCGTCCTATACCAAATAGTGGTCATCCTGATTTAAATCCTGACTCAGTGGCATATCAAGAGTATTGGGCTCAAGAAACTGATAGATGTTTACATGGGTATAAACCTAAAGGCATGAAAGCAATATCTGGTAAGTATTATTTCTATCTAAATTACTATATGATACTAGGTAATGACGGAACATCAGGTAATCGTAAGAATTTAATACATCCTTGGTACAGAACTATGGATCATGAGTATTTTGATACAATAGAATTATGTAAAGAAGAAGGTAAAGGAATGATTGTTATTAAAGCCAGAGATAAGGGGTTTTCTTATATGAACTCTGGTGCTGTTGCTCATGAATATACATTCTATCCTTTTAATGATGTAGGTGTGGCTGCTGGACTGCAAGTTACAGCTGACGCATTCTTTGATAAAACTAGAAAAGGTCTTAATGGTATACACCCTAACTTTAAACACTCTGTACTTAAAGACACTGATGGTATAATGAGGTCTGGATATAAACAAAAGAATAAAGATGGTAAGTGGGAGATAGGTGGTTATCAGTCTAATATCATATGTAGAACAATGGATAATCCAGAGGTATTCAAAGGAGAAAGGGTTTCCTTAATGATATTTGAAGAAGCAGGGGAATTTAAAAAACTTAAGAACGCCTACATGTCATCTAAAGCATGTTTCATGGATGGGGATATTCAGTTTGGAGTACCTATTGTTGGAGGAACTGGGGGTGATATATCTAAAGCATCCAAAGATTTTATGGATATGTATTATAGTCATGATGCTTATAATCTAATCCCTATGTTTATTCCTGCATCAAAAGCATACTACGGATTCTTTGATATAGATTCAGGTGTAGAGGATGAAAAGGGTGCGAGAGAAAAGCTTATAGCAGATAGAGAAGATATACAGAAGTCTGGAGATAATGAGGCATATAACTTACACATACAAAATTATCCTTTAACTGTAGAAGAGGCGTTTCTAAACACTCATTCTTCAAGGTTTGATATTGCACTATTAAACGCACAAAGATCCAGAATATTGTCAAGTAAAGACAATAGAAGTCAAATACAGCAAGGCTTTTTAGATTGGCAATTAGGAGAGGGTGAACCTAAAGTAACTTGGAGGCCACACCCTACTGGTCCATACAAAATATTAGCACATCCAGAGAAAGAATATAAGAATTTAGACATAGGTGGTATTGATAGTTATGATCAAGATCAAGCTGGAGCGTCAGATTCTTTGGGTAGTGCGATAATTTATCGTAGATTTGCAAATACTGATATGCCAAGCGATTACGTGGTTGCTGAGTATACAGATAGACCTAAAAAGAAAGAGGATTTTTGGGACGGCTGCCTAAAACTTGCCGTGTATTATAACTCTAAAATGTTGGTAGAGTATACAAAGATAGGTATATTAGATTACTTTAAGCGTATGAATGCGCTAAAGTATTTAAAAGAAAAGCCAGAGTCAGCACACAACCCTGGTACAAAAACTAGAAATAGGTATGGTGTGCATATGAATAAGCAGGTTAAGGCTCTTATGGAAGACTTGATAGATGATTATTTAAGAGAGAGCGCTCAAGACATATGGTTTATTGACTTGATAGATGAGCTTGCTAATTATGGATTACAAAATACGGATAGGGCTATGGCTTTTGGTTTGTGTTTAATTCATAATATAGATAACTATAGAATGAAGGCGTCTATACAGGAAAAGGTAAAAGATATAGGGTTTAAATATTATAAAATGGGATACAATGGGATCCCTACAGAAATAAAATAAAATTATGGATCAGAAATACACATCAATGCCATCAATGGTTATTGCAGACAAAGAAAAAAATGACGAATGGTGCGAGCAAGTTTTAAATGCAATTACAAGCTACATGGCTTCAGAAGGTGGTGATTACTCTACTTCAAGAAATAGAGATATTAGAAATTATCAGATCTATAATGGAGAATTAAATCAAGGCGACTATAAATATATAACTGAGCAATACGGATTAACATATCCAGCTAGATTGGTTAATTATCCTATTATAACACCTAAGATTGATCTTTTAATTGGTGAAGAGATAAGAAGACCTATTGACATGAAGGTTACTACAGTTAATAAGGCTGCTGTAATTAGAAAGCAAGATCATAAAGTAGCTTTAATGATGAGAGAACTTTTAGATGAATTTCATCAAGAGATGAGGGAGACTATGAATGTTGACGTTAAAGAAGAGGGGCAAGGTATACCTGTACCAGAAGATATAGAAGCTTATATGAAATACAACAATCGTGAGATGATAGAAGAAACTGCTCAAGACGGATTAGAATATGTAACTAATAGATATAACTTAAAAGATGTGTTTAAGGAGGGTTTTAGAGATTTACTAGTTACATCAAAAGAGTTTTATAAGGTAAGTATCCAAAACGGAGATCCATACGTAAGGAGAGTTGATCCTAGAAATATAATATTTGATACTTCTGCACATTCAGACTACTTAGATGACTGTAGCTGGGTAGGAGAAGAGAGATGGATATCTGTTAATGAAATAAATGATGAGTATAAAGATAGTTTAACTACTAAAGACTTAGAGGAGTTAGATAAAATGAGAAATCTTTATGCTGGTGGAGATATAAATGATTACAACTCTAGCTTAGAATGGATTGACGCTGGACATGGAAGGGAAACTAGAATTAGAGTAGTAACTTGCGAGTGGAAGTCTCTTAGAGCAATCAAATTTAAATTATCTGACAACAAATATGATCCTAACAGGCCGTTTAGAAAAATGGTAAAAGATACTTACAGAAAAAGAAAAGGCGATAGGATAGAGACTAAATGGGTGGATGATATTTGGGAAGCTACAAAAATTGGCGGTAAAATTTTAGTAAACGCAAGAAGAAGAGACAATCAAGTAAGAAGTATAGATAATCCAGGCAAAACTCCATTGTCTTATGTTGGATGTGTAAAAGGCAATACTTCTGGGTCACCTGCTTCTATTGTAGATTTGTTAGACAATGTACAAATGCTTTATAATATTGTTGTTTACCAAATAGAATTAGCTATGGCTCGTTCTGGTGGTAAAGCTGTGGTATATGATGTATCGCAATTACCTACTAATGTTGGTATGGATATACAGCAAGTATTGTACCACTTAAAAACAGATGGTATTATACCTATTAACTCAAAAGATGAGGGTAATCAAATGAGTAGCTTTAATCAGTTCCAACAAATTGACTTTACTTTATCGCAATCTGTACAACAGTTAATTAACCTTAAAGTAATGCTAGAAGATATGGCAGGTCAAATATCAGGAGTTACTAGACAAAGAGAAGGGGCTGTAGAAAAGTATGAGTATGTAGGTAACGTACAAAGAAGTGTTGTTCAATCATCAACAATAACAGAAAGCTGGTTCTATTCACACGCAGAAGTAAAGCAAAGAGTTTTAGAAAGACTTTGTAATCTAATGAAGGTTGCTTGGGCAGGAGGCAAAAAAGCTGGAATGATATTAGGAGACGGTGCTTACAAATTTTTAAATGTTATGCCAGACGTAGCACTACAAGACTTTGGTGTATATGTGGGTGATAGTGGTAAAGATGATGCAATGAAGCAAGTTGTACAGCAATTAGCTCAAGCCGCTTTACAGGCAGGATCTGTTGACTTATTAGGTGTTATAAAAGTTCTTAGGTCTGATACAATGACTGAAGCTGAGAAAGTGTTAGAACAAGCTATGAGTGAAATGCAAAAACAACAAGAGGTTGCTATGCAACAACAACAACAAGCTCAACAAGCTGCTGCTGAAGCTGAACAAGCGAAATTCCAAGCTGAAGCTCAACTTAAACAAATGGATAATGAGGCTAAAATACAAGTTGCTAAAATTGGATCTGACTCTAGACTACAAGTTGCTAAAATACAAGCTGAAGTTGATAGAGATTTGCATGACACTAAAGAAAGAAATGAAATGGACAAGAAGGCGGCCGACTACTATATTGATAGAAAAAATAGAGAGAGCGAGGCTAATTTTCAAAAAGAAGAAAAAGCAAAAAGCACTGGAACATCTACAACATCAAGCGATTTAAAAAGAGCATCTGAGAGGTTATAATAAATTATTTGTATATTTGCAAACTTAGGGAGTATTAATTTAAATTAAATAAAATGGCAAAAGAAGAGTCAAAATTAGTAGATGAAGTAGCTGAAACAGCAGAAGTTACTACAGAAGAAACAGGGATTAAGGATGAGTTTAATCCTCTAGCGTTTACAGAAGATAATTATGGAGAGCTAGGAACAGAAGACACAAAAGAAGATGTCAAGTCTGAAAAAGAAGAAGAGGAAGAGCAGGCAGATGGATGGGGATGGGATAAAGCAAAGGAAGAAGAAGAGGTTGTAGAGGAAGAAGAAGAAGACGATGATTGGGATTCAGAAGAGACAGAAGAAACTGAAGAGTCTAATGAAGATGGTTTAAGCTGGTCACAAGTTGGTAAAGAGATAGGGTTGAACGTTAATTCTAAAGAAGAGTTTTTAAAAACACTTAACGACTATGCTGAGCAATTAAAAGGACAAAATGCACAACCAGCTCCTAATAGTCAAGTAACTGAATTAAGAAGTTATTTAGCTTTAAGTGATAGAGATTTAGTTGCTGAGGAATTAAAAGCTGACGGAATAGAGGCTGCTGACATAGAAGACTCTTTGGATAAACTAGAGGATTCTGGAATGATGAAGATGAAAGCTAAAAGCGTTAGAAGAGTAATAGGTAATGCTATTGATCAACAAACTGCACAAGCTAAACAATCACAAGCGCAAGCAGCAAAGAAACAACAGGAAGACATAAAGAATGCTAAGAGTGGCTTGAAAAAGCAAATCAAAGGCATGGGAGAGTTTATGGGAGGAAAAGTAACAAAGAAACAGAAAGAAGAAGTATATCGTTATGCTACTACTGATATGATGAAAGACATATATGAGGATCACGCCAATGTTGCTGATGTCGCTATGTTTATGTTGTATCGTAAGCAAATAGAGAAAATTCTTCGTTCTCAAGGATTGGAAGACGGCAAAGCCACTATCATGGATAGTATAGTTTCACCAAACCTTAACAATGGAAAAAGCAAATCTAACTTTAAAGTAAAGTCAGGTACGTTTGATCCTAAAGCGTTCATGGGCGAGTAAGCTTAAAAAGTAAGACAAAGTCTGCTCATAGTTGAAAGTTAATTGGACAATTAGTAAAATGTTTAATTAATAAAAATTTAAAAAAATGGCTGTAACTTCAACGGGTACATACGGGAAAGGAACAACTGCTGCGAATGCACTTAACGCAAATTTGTTACAACATCTTGAAATAGCTAGAACTTTAATATCTCTTTACCCGAGATATTCAATGACATATCTTTTAGAAAGAACTAGAAGAATGGC